GTATTTAATTTTTGTATTACAGCGTCTAAGTCCCTAACTTGTGAGTCTGCTACTTGTTTAGAATATTCATCGCTGGGCCTTGTTAATATTTGTACTATCTTTGCCATTATCTTCTACCATCCGGTTGTATATCTAATCTAAAAGTACCTAGTTTCCAACTTTGAGAAACAGCTGTGTTTGCTACTTTTAAAGCTATCTGTCTTGCTCTTGCACGTGTGTCTACTTTTTGTGTTGATGATGTAACTGTAAATGGTCCAAGTGCTGAACTAACTTTAGCATCATTTGGAAAATCTCTTAGTTGTAATGTAACCTGTGTATTACCTGTTTGTGATATAAAGTCTGGTATAAATCTTCTAATCTTCATTATAAATTCACCGTCTCCTCTAGTATCCGCCACACCTGTTTGAGACCCTCTCATAGTTCTTTGTGTAATATCAAAATCTCCTGATACTATATTTGATGTTATAGCTGTTACAGTTCCTCCTGCAATTTGATCTGTGCCTTTTTCATGTTCGTAATATGTTGTACATCCATCTGTATTTCCAACAACATCATAAGAATTATTACTGCCTGCATCATATTCTGTTGCGTGTGGTAAACCAAATACGGCCGAGTCCTTCCATGTTCCCCGTGCCAGTGTTCCTGTTGTCCATACAGGTCTTTTAGCTCTAGAATCTTGATAGTTATATGTTACACATCTATTAACAACAGTAGAACCCTCTGTGCAATAGAACCAAGTTATCTCCCCAAACAAATTATTTAATCCAACATTTATTAATTGTCTTGCAGTTGTATTTAAATCATCATAGACAAAATCTTCTACTAAACATAACATAGTTTCTAAATTACCAGCGTATTTAAAAAAACCATTTTCTGACATCCAGTATGCTGTACCATCAACTTCTAATGCAGCGTTCTGTCCTATCAATCCACAGTTAGTACCAACTTGTGCAAAACCAAAAGTAAATGGAGCACCAACAAAACGCATAGTAAATAATGATGTGTCTGACCATATGTATATTGCATCTCTACCTCTAACAGCTCCTACAATTTTAGATCCATCAGAAAGTCTTTGTGTACCTGCTGTGTTAGTTGCTGTTGGTGTGTAAGTATTTATATCTTCTTGATCTGAAAATCTTATAAACATTTCATCTTGTGTTGATGTATCACCTATAGTTGTTTCTGTTCCAAAAAATACTAAGTGACGATCGGGAGTAGATACTAACATATCTCGTGATGCAGTTGGTGCACCGGATATAATTGTTGCTCTGTTATTAGTTGCATTTGTTACATCTGAGTCCCATTCAAATACTTGTGCGTTATGTATTAATGCAATTACTTTACTTCCAAAACCATCAATGCTCCACATACCTGGATCTATTACTACGTCACCCGATGCAGCTTGTCCCCATGCAACATAGTCAGAAGAATTTGTAACTGTGTCACCACCATTGTGAGCGGCAGCTGTTGTGTTTCTTACACCTCTTGTAACACCTGTTAAAACACCTGATGTAATACCTGTGTATGATATTTCTTCTGTTCCTATCTGCACAAAGTTTGTACCTGATGTTGGAAACTGTGATGCATCTGTTAAAGTAATTCCTGTTGTAGCTGAATCTGTAATACCACCAGTTAAAGTTGTCGTTGCCTCTCCTGATACCGTACCACTCCATTGACCAAGTCCCCATCCTAATCCAGGTAATTGTTCTGCAGGTCCGACAGGATAATAATGTCTTACTCTAATACCGCCTGAAGTTGTTGCACCAGAACCACTTTCATTTGATGGCATAGTAATTGTAAGAGTTGATGATGATGGCACACTCGTTACCATAAATTTATTATCATCAAAATCAGATGCACTATAATTAGAATTAGTTATACTAGAAAAATTGTCTAAAAGAATTATGTCTTTTGCTAATATGCCATGCGAGCCACTAAAAGTTATTGTAACTTCATTTTGTCCGTTGCTCGTGGTAAATGCACTTGTAAGAGTTGTAGTAGTTTTAATTGGGTGTATGTCATAGAATACACCACCTGAATATGCATATAAAATTCTGTTTGTTCCTATAATAGAAAATTTAGTTCCCGATTTATTAACTAAGTGAAACAGTGCTCTTGCAGCACCTGTCATTTTATTTTCACCTAGTTGAGACCAGCCACCTATTTTTTCAGGAGACCCATATCTAAACCTTACATTATCTCCATCAACCCACTGAGCCTCAGCTGTAGTTTCTGTAATTTGTTTATTGAAACCTGGTAAAAAACCTATTTTTTGTAGCATATAACCTCATATTATATATTCCTTATTGGTGGAATACCTAACATCGGCCTTTTGTCGAACCTATTCTTATCAGCAAAAGGACCATTTACATGGTTATAATGAAGGAATACTTGACCACAAACATCGCCTTCAAACGGTTCTCTCCAATGCTCTAATTCACATCCACTATATACTAGCATATCGCCTACATCAAGCAAGACTTTAGTGCCTTTGGGTGCATCGGGCTTATGTATGTTTTTATACTCGTCTATGACGTTATTAGACCCCGTACCGTCGATAAATATAGGCCATGGATCTCCACCTAGGTTAACTGTAGTGGATATCTCACATGAAGGTCTGTCTTTGTGTCTTTTTAATATATCGCCTTTTTTATATATTCTAGCGTAAGAATATGTAGGTAATAGTTTCAACCCTGTTTCTTTTTCCATTCTTGGTAATACTTTCATCATTAAAGTTTCCATCACCATATCTGCATAATGTGAGTATGTATTAGGCACTTGCTGATCTGACCAAGTTCCTAACATACCTGTGTCGTAGACAAGGTTATTGTCGTACATAAATTTTACCGCATCACGTTTGAGTAAAAAATAATTAAATATAAAATTAGCTAACTCAAATGATACTGCATTTTTTATTACTTGATATTTAAACATTAAACCCTTTCTGTATAAAATTAAATGATACTGATATTCTTATATCATTAGTATTATTTGGATCAACACAATGCCAAAGCCATGCAGGAAACATTACAATTCTACCAACCATAGGGTTAACTCTAACTTCTCTCCACAAATGTTTTGGTGGCTCGCCTTCTTTTCTAGCAGGCATAGCCATGTGTGATGTAGATCTGGGATCGTTAAAAACTATGTCACCAGAATCTTTTGTTGCTTTGATATAATATACGCCACTAAAATGACTATTAGGATGTATGTGTGGTCTGTTGTATCCACCTGGTGGATTTATATTAGCCCACATATTTCCAATAATAGGTTCTCTAGCTAAATGTTCTTCATTAAATACTTCAAACTGCATTTTAAATAATTCATCTACTAAGGGTTTGAATACTGGTATTTTATGCATGTCAGTGTGACTATGCCAGCCATTCATGTTAGTTCTTTTTATACCTTTATCTTCATTAGACCATCTAACAACTTCTCTTGTAAATAGATCATTATCTCATTCTACATCTTTAGCGTATATTGTTGTTGGAAAAAATTGTTCTTTAATCATCTAAGTGGGGGACCTCCAAACCACATTACTAAAGACTTTCTAACACCACGTGTTACAGGAGCTACTCTGTGTTTTATAAATGATGCAAAAAATACAGCTTGACCTTGTTTTAATATTACTTTGTTTTCTTCTTTTTCAATCTGTAGTTCACCACCTTCAAATTCAGATTCATGTGATAATAAACAAGTCATAGATATTTTTCTAACAGGTGGTTCATGTGCAAAATTAACATCTGAATCCATGTGCCAATCATAAAAACCTCCAGATGGATATTCAGTGTATTGAGCTAGTTCTGTAATTTGCATACCATCAAAACCAAAATGATTGCCGTTAGTAGTTTTCATAGTCTTTTCTATGTCTTTATACATCTCTGGCATTTTAGAAAAAGGTATCCAACTTATATGTGAAGTTCTTGTTTTAGTATCTACTATACCACCTTCTTTTTGAGCTTGACCAACACTTGCATTTTGTCTTGGTTGAGCTCTTCCAGCTTCAATAATCATCTGACATTGTTTTGGTGAAAACAATGGGTTAGTTGTTGTTACACAAAAAGATTTCCATCTTGGTTCTGTAATTATCATGATACACCTCTATTTTTTATTGGATCAAACTGCACATCACAATTTGCAGCTAATGTTCTTCTAGTTTCATTTGTACTATTAAAAGGATAAACACAGTGTCTCATGTCATACGGAAAAATAAAAAAATCTCTTACTTTTAATTCAGGTTGAAAATCTACTTTAGCAAACTGACCACTAGCAGAACCTAGTATTTGTAGTTTTCCGTTTTGTGGAACTTCATCATTTGAATATTCTTTACCATAAGTAGATGGTAAACTTAAAATCATAACACTAGACAAACCTGTAAACAATGTGCCTCTATGAATATGAACTGGATTATATTCATGTTCTTTCATTTCATTAACCCATATTGAATTAAGATGTAGATCATATTCTCTTATCTTATTCCAGTTTAGATAATGTCTAAACATATCTATAAAATATTTTAAAACATCTTGAGTCAG